TCGACGTAGTTGTAGCTGATTTGCTTTCTCTCCAAAATGATAAAATAAATTACCTTTAAACCCGCAAGAAAAACAATTAAATATTCCTGTAATCTGGTCGATTCTCATACTAGGGTTAGAATCGTCATGCTCTGGGTTTAAACAGCTAACAAGAAAATCCTTACCTTTTGCATAGTAAGGAATTTTTTTATCCTGTAATAAATCTTCTACAATCATTAACAATCCGGGTCATAGCTTTGCCACTCATCATACTCTGATGGCTCATCATAATTATCTTCGTTACAATACCAAGGGCCACTATCGGGCTCAGAATACCACCAATCTTCTTCTAAAGCATTGGGACATCTTACAGGATCCCCATTGCTATATCCATCACCAACTAGATGCTCTCCACAATGGGGGCAAGTGTCTGGAGTTTTCCAGTGTTGCATAAGACCGTCGTGCATTATCTTCTCATCCTTGCAATATCTTTCATTTCTTCTTCATTGATGATGGGGACTGCGTTTGATTTGTGCATGGTTCCGATACCTTTAACAAGTGTTCCGGTGTAACGTGGCGATTCCACTCGAGCGGCAACTCCAACTGTATCGGAGCCGCTTGGGTACTCAGGGGTGGATCGTCGGAAAGGCTCTGTAGAGTCGACGGAAACCGCCCGCATAACTCTCTTAGCTCTTCTTTGAACTTTCTTCTTAACTCTGCCAGATGTGGTGTGTCTAATTGAACCATATATCATTCCCATAAATAAAAAAACTCCCGCAATGAAGTATATATTATACTACAATTCAGCGGGAGTGTCAAGAATTATTTTTAGATATCTTGGATTTCTTCTCCGGTTTTATGCTCAGATGCCTCTCTTTGATCCGGCGTAAGAGCACTTTCTGGCCCCATTTTGAGGGTCTGCCAGTCCATCGTAGAAGTAAAATCTATAGGCTCATTGTTTCTTATTTTTACACATTTAAAAGTTACACAACCATCTTCGTGGTTCCAAGGTTCAAGAGCAAATGCTGCATCTGCTGCATCAAGAATACCTTTTGCAAATCTTGCTTCTCCTGTTGCATCTGTTTGATACGGAGAGAAGAAAGGTATTTTATACTCTTGTGCCATTGATTTTAAAGCTTTACTAACTTCTATTTGTTCAGTCCAATCGTATTGTCCGCCTCTCGAAGGTATATTAGATCTTTTTACTTGGTTAATATAGTCAACAATAACTACACCAATATCCATAGAAGATTTAACTTTCATCTCAACTTCTGTCCGAATCTTACCAAGAGTAAGAGAAGGATCATAAATAACATCAAGCTGTTTCTTAGGATCTAGCTCGCACGTTGTAGTAAGTCTTTTATGAAAATCTTCAAACTTTCTATGTTCTCGATACTCTGAAAGAAGCTCTTGACCGCGAGTAAAACGACCTGCCCACCATTCGGCTACTCGTTCCCACTCACTTACATTTAGATTTTTAGACCTGAGCCTACCTTGAGGTACTCCTGTAGCAATTGAGCACTGTCGTTGAAGAATAGACCTGGAGTCCATTTCAATAGTAAAGTATAAAGCAGATTTACCACTTTCATATACAGAGTTGGCTATATTTGCACAGGTAAGGGATTTCCCTGCGCCTCGGCGACCTCCTACTAAAATCAAATCCCGAGGGGAGAATTGGATTTGATCGTCGTATCGAGTATTCAAACCGAGGCGCAGGTACTTTCCAAGTTCTTCTTCTGCCTCAAACAGAGAAATACGTTGCATACTTTCCTGAGGCTCTTCGAGTTCTACTTTTTCTTCGACTCGAATAATGATGTCATGAAGGTGTTGTACACTCTCTTCTGCATCTTCAAAAGATATTGAATTTTCTACATAATCATCAAGTTCGCTCAAAATTTCCTTCTGAGTGAATTCATTCTTTAGATACTGTAGAAGAATGTAGGGGTCGGTATCAACCTCTACACTTTCAATAGCATATATCTTATCAAGAGTATTTGTGTCTCTTGTAGATAATTTAAGTTCGTCAAGTGATGGGAGTTTGTGGTAAGTTTCACAGTGCTTATCTACTACGGAAAATATAGTGTGATACTCTTTTGGCAAATAGTGCTTACGCACATAACTCCAGGTTTCAAAATCCTGAAGCGTAATAATTTGCTTAATGAGCGCACTAGCGACGTTCAACTATATCTCCCCAACGAACACGAAAAAGCTGGCCTTCCTAAGAAAGCCAGCTCACCTATAAATAGGTTTTACTCTGCAGCTTTTGCAGCTTTTGCAGCACCGTCATAGTCGGCAGCAGCCAAACCACGACGAGTCAGCATAGTCTTAACACCGCGAGCAGTTTTGCCAATAGCTTCGGCAATGGCCTCTACCGTCATGGCAGAGATGTCGCCCAAGTCTTCAAAAGGATCAGCTTTCGCAGAACCCTTAGTAGTCTCTTGACGCGGAATAGCGTCAATGTCACCAGAACGAAGAAGGCTCAAAGCCTTACCACGAATGCTGTTAACAGAACGGCCGAGAGCTTCAGCGATCTCTTCTACGAACTTGCCATCATTTACCATAGAAACAAAAGTTGCTTCTTCGGCATCTGAGTAAGTCTTAACTGACTCCACCTTGGGAGCAGGCTTGACATGAGCGGTAAGCTCCATAGAAAGAATTTTGCCTTGCAGTTGCTTGGCAGAGAACGCGCCATTTTCAAAATGGTCAGCGATTTGAGCATAAGTATACTCACCACTGTTTGACTCCAAGAAAGCAACGAGAGTTGATTCTTGAGCTTCAGTGAAAGACTTGGAAGCGCGGGCAGATGCCAGCTCTACTTCAAAGCCCATTTTACGCAGCTTGGAAGATACAGAACGAGTCGAAGTTTCGAGACGGTCCGCAGCTTCTGCTACAGTTTCTTGAGATACTGGAGACTCATTACCTACAAAAGAGGTGAGTTCTGCAGTACGCTCATCAGTCCACTTGGGAAGTGCCATATTTTTTCTCCAAAAAAGATTGTAAATCTGTAATGATAGTTATACCAGACTGGCTGGCTTGTTTAGTTTTTGACGATTCAATACCACTTTCGTTCACAAGAATTGTCACATCTTTAGTCAAATTAGGTTTTACTATAAAACCTGCTTCTGACAATGCTTCAGTTGCATCAGCTTTAGTTTTGAAACTCTTCAAACGTCCACTAATGCAAACAACGCCTGCAACTTTAAGGCCAGGACTACTTTCTTTGAACTTCATATCAAACGGTAGTGCACCGTCATAAAAGCAATAAAAGTGTCTATCTAGCCAATTGCATAGGCTCTCGGTAGCTTTTGGACCCAATCCGGCACGCGTACAAGTGTCTGGTGTAATTTCAGTAATAGATTTAATAGTCTCAGACAGCTTCTTCGTTGCCGTTTTTCCGATTAGGGGAATACCAAAAGCAGGGAGTACCATATCAAGAGGGGCAGAAGCCGAGTTTTTTATTTCTTTGTACAGTTTAGTACCCAATTTATCTCCTAGACGATCGCAAATATACTCTAAAGAGATAGAATATATTTCGTCAAAATCTTCAACTTCTAGTTTCTCGATAGCGGCAGGGCCTAAGCCCTTAATCTTCAGAGTTTTTGCAAAATGTTCAATTTTCTTTGATTTTTGAGCTTCACATGACTCACTCTTACAATATAAGATGTGATTTATCCACTGAAGCGCAGACCCGCAGGACGGACAGTCCGTAGGGGGCACAATCTCTATGAACATTTTTAGTTCTCCGAAAAAGTTAAATATATTATACGAAAATATGAGATAAAAGTCAAGAACTATTTTTTGGAAGGTCTACCCGTCCTAAAATTCGAGGTATAATTTCTCCACTCCGAATTACTTCGACAGTGCATCCTATTTCTAGTTCTAGGGAGCGAATGTACTCAATGTTGTGTAGAGTTGCCCTGCTCACAATGGCTCCTTCCACTTCGACCGGATCAAGAATGGCAACTGGGCTGACTACACCTGATTTACCAACTTGCCACACAACATCGAGCAATTCTGTATGTACGCCCTCTTTCTGCTCTTTAAGAGCAAAAGCGCCGCGAGGGTGATGAGCTGTATATCCCATTTTTTGAAAAGACTTCTGGTCATTAATACGGTACACCCAACCATCCGTAGGATAGTTAGAGTGGTCGAAGGTAGTAACAACATTAAAGCCTTCATGGGCCAATGCATTCATAGCGTCAATATAGTTTGAGTAGTCTTTTTCAAACTGTATGTCGTAAGCAACAAAGACTAAATCCCGGGCTCTTGCCCGAAATTCATGAATATCTTTGAGGTTTAGCGACCCCGCTGCGACATTACGAGCATTGGTGACAGACGAGGGACAAACTACTTCGCCAGTAATCTGCACCTCCCCCTTCATAGGGAGAGTACCAGGAACTAACTCTGCTAGTCTGTTGGTTATATCTCGGCCAAGATTACCATCACCTCGCGTCAGTCCGAGTGCAAAGTGTCCGTTTACATATAGTAAAGACACAGCTGCCCCGTCCAGCTTTGGAGTACAAACGTACTTTGAGTTGGGGGTGGGAATGTCATCTAAACTGAAAACTTTTTGAAGGGAGTACATACGAAACATATGTGGAACACCATCAGTTACCTGATGGCCCACTTGATCGTAGTTATACTTTTTTACAAGTCCATCAAACTCTGCATCCGAAATAATCGGACAGCCAGAATAATAAGCCAGACTTGCTTTTTCAATAAAATCTTTCATTTATAGCCTCACTCAGAACATCTATTATACT